CCAAAGAGAGCCGATAGTTTCATCGCACAATGCATCGAAACAACCATGGACTTGTCACAGGACTTCGCAGGGGCCATTACACCGGCTGACATGCTAGTCAATTACAGCTGGTACGCTAAGAGAGAAAATCTGTCGGAATATGACATGATTAACGACCTGCAAAAGTTTGTCCACGTAATCAATAACAAGTTTCGCATGGGCGCACAGTCACCGTTTGTGAACATTAGCTTGTTCGACAGACCAAACTTGCAGAAGGTGTTTGGTGATTATCGGTTCCCCGATGGGTCCGAGGTTGATTTTGATTTTGTTGAGAAGGTGCAGACCCTGTTCGGCGAGTGGTTCGCCAAGGGTTCACCGGATGGTCTTCCATATCGATTTCCCGTTGTGACACTCAACATCACCAAAGATGATGACGGAGAAATCATTGACTATCGCTTCTTCAAATGGGCGTGTAAAAAGAACCTGGACAAGGGTGTATTTAATTTCTACGTCAACGATGGGCAGAAACTGGCGTCTTGTTGCCGACTTGTCAACGACGCTTCAAGGATGCAGTTCAGAACTGACTCCTTTGGTAATGGCGGCTTGAATATCGGCAGTCACAGGGTGGTAACAGTCAACCTACCACGAATTGCCTTGTGCGAGAATTCTAACACACAGTCGTTTCATAGTCGGCTTATGTGGGCCTTAGAAGCCTGCAGAGACCTCTTAATTGTACATCGGGAAGAAATACTCTACCGACGCATTCACGACGGCCTGTTGAAGTTCTATGAGCCTCTAGAGTGGTTTTCAACAGACCAGTTGTTTTCCACTATTGGAATCATCGGCGTTCACGAAATGGCAGAATTCGGAGGCCATGACGTGGTTGATGATTCGCACATGATAACACCTGTCTTACAAGCAATCGAACAGTTTGCAATCAACTCATCCGAACTATGCGGCTACTCATTCAACGTTGAGGAGATTCCTGGTGAGAGTGCTGCCGTAAAACTAGCGAAAAAGGATAGATTACAATTCGAAAATTACTTTCCACCATACGTTCTTCTGTATTCGAACCAATACATCCCCCTGACCGACGAAGCGACCATGCCAGAGCGGATAAAGACTACGGGGAAATATATGGATCTGCTATCTGGTGGCGGCATACTTCATCTTAATGTCAANGAGAAGATTCCGGAACCTGACACAATGGAATCTCTAATTGAATACGCCGTGAAGCATGGTGTTTCGCACTTGGCAATTAACTACGGATTTGGGATATGCGAAGAGGGTCATGTTTCGGTGGCGGGTAACAGCAAAGAATGTCCTATCTGCGGTAAACCGATAGGAGAATGGTTGACAAGGATTATCGGCTATTTCACGAAAACGTCATCTTGGAACGAAATGCGAAGAGAAGCAGACTTCCCCGAACGGAAGTTTGATGCCCTCTAAACGTTGGTGGGGGGGCTTCGGCCTCTCCTAAAACAAAGGCGGTGACCGTTTGGAACTAACAGTAATTCCACACATCAACGTTGATTACGTCAATTTATACTGCTTAGGCGACCTTCATTTTGGGTCTGAAGACTGTGATGAGGAATATCTCGAAAAGGTCTTACGCGAGATAGAGCGTGATAAGCAGGCGAGGGTAATATTAAACGGCGACCTCTTGCAGATGGACATTGAGTCTTCTGTTGGTTCGACCTATAAACAGCGATACACGCCGAGCGAGCAACGTAGGGGCCTACGTCGTAAACTAGCACCGATTAGCGACAAAATACTAGCGATGCAAGGCGGAAATCACGACGAAGGACGCAGCAAAGAAGACGATTCATCCGTCATGGATATGGCAGACTTCTTAGGGGTCCGCTATACACGCAAAGAAATGCTACTCAAGATTCCTGTGGGGCAGAAACGCAACGGGAAACCTGCCGTATATACTCTCTATGCTGCGCATGGCTGGGGCGGGGGCAGAACCATGGGGGCGGTGGCGAATAAGCTTATACAGCTTAAAAACATCGTTTTAGCTGATTTGTACGTTATAAGCCATACACACAAACCCCTGTTTTTTCCGAAAGCGTTGTATGTTCCCGACTTGCACAATAACAACGTCCGAATGGTCAAGATGGGTCTGATGAACACAGGTTCCTTTCAAATGCGTGGTGACTATCCTGTTTCGAAGGGTATGGAACCGACTATCCTTGAGAATCCCATGGTGACACTGCAGGGGCGTGAGAAGAAAATCGAGGTGAAGTATGAACTATCTTGAAGAATACAAAGAGTACTATAAGGACAAGGAATCACCTGTTGAGGCTATGAAGTACCGTGACAACATCATAAAGCTGTTAGACAACCAAACACATAAAGGACTGATGAAGTATGGTCTAACCCTTGACGAATCGCGGTTAACAGTCGTTGACACGCTGACCTACTTGGAAGAAGAACTCATCGACGCAATCGTATATATCCAACATGTCAAGGAGTGGCTTGCTAATGGGACTAAAGAAGAAGCGGTTAAAGAACAGGTCTCTACTGAAGGACATGCGGAAGCCGAACTGTGAGCGGTGCGGCCAGCGTACTCATGGCGGTGTCCACCATATTATAAGGAGAGGCGCAGGGGGTTCTGACCACGAATGCAACGTGATTTCATTGTGTCGGGATTGTCATATCTTCGGGGCGCACCAAGGTAAGGTAAGCAAGAAAGAATTGTTTGAGATTGTTGCTGCACGTGAAGGAATGAGTGCGTCCGATGTCGAATATATAGCTTGGGGACTGAAGGGCTAAGGGAGGCAATCAATGCGAAAGCGGACAGGTAGTATCAAAATTGGTGGTTTTGACTACGCTATATTTGCAGATGATGAAGTCAGCATTGGCGGTGACCGGAACGTTTACGGATACTGTGACACGCAAAACCTAGAAATTGTTTATTACTCACGCTTGAAAGAAGAGAAGGCTCAACAGGTTATCCTGCACGAGGTTCTTCATGCGGTCATGGCTCACATTGGCATCCAAGCCGAGGATGAAGAAGAGTTTGTTCTTTCACTTGGTAATCAACTTCACCAGGTGTTAGCAGACGAAGGGTTTGTGTTCAAAATTGACACGTTGGATTAGCGCAATGCGCTTTTCAATATATTAGCGGCAGGGTCGCTCCCTAAAGCAGGAGGTTTTTCATCCACCTACCTCCTGCGCCGCTCTATTTCCTTATAGGTGGATAACAATCAAAAGGGTGGATAATGAGAAAATGATTAAAAAGGAAGACAGACTTGAGGGTGTAAAAGACAGGTTTTTCAAGGTTCCGAACGCTATATTTGACCAAGGATTGACCGCTTCCGAAATGGTGGTTTATTTTTATCTGGTTAGGTGCTCCAACGAAGGCAGCGTCGCTTTTCCGTCTTACAAGAAGATAGGCGAAAAGGCAGGTGTTGGCAAGAGACAGGCAATGAGGATTGTGGATAGTCTTATCCGAAAGGATATGCTTCACAAAGAAGAGCGAATCGACGCAAACGAAACAAGTTACACGAACATCTATAGACCCAACGTTTTCATTTAACGGGGGGGGGGTGACATAGATGTCACTAGGGGGGTGTCATGAATGTCACTAGGGGGGTGTCATGAATGTCACTAGGGGTCAAGATTTTACCTCGTCACAAATACGTAATAGAGGTTGTTTTGAGACTTTGACCTTTTCCTATAAAGAACTAGGTTATAAAGAACTACTCATAAAGAACACTACAAAAAGCACCACGGAAACTGTTAACCGAAGTGGTAAGGTTATCCAGGTGTTTTTGTTGCGGATGAATATATCTAACCAAGTGTGGAAATCACGGCGGTAAAAAGGAGGTGGACGTATGCGGTTTCCATGGCCGGAAATACGTACTAAATACGAGACAGGTAACTATTCCATGAGACAGTTAGCTGAAGAATATGGGTTCTCTGAGAATGGTGGCTACAAACGTAAGCTTAAAGAGGGATGGCAAAAACGTATGCTTGACCCAGAAGTTCAGCAAAAAGCCAAACGTAAGGTCATTGAACAAGAGGCTGACAAGGAAGTACAACTCCGATCCGAATATGGTCGCATACTTGAAGCCTTACGCAACGGTACCGCCATGGAACTCTTTGTCAACGATACGGATTTCAACCGACTCAAGCAGCTTAAAATTGCATCGGAGATATTCGGCAATACGAAGAAGCTTGAGTGGGAGATATATGGCATCCTTGACAACATTGGAGAAGGTGGCGATGACAACATCGCAGAACTTGCTGAAGCGTTGCGGGAAAGTGCTAGGGTATGGTCAAATGAGTAAGTGGGAATTATTCTCAAGGACGGCACTTGATGCAATCAACAACAGCGATGCCTTCATCAACATCTATGAAGGTGCGGTTCGCAGTAGCAAGACGGTGTCCTCTGTGGTTGCTTGGATATACTTTTTGGCAGAGTCGCCGCACAGAGAATTCCTGATGACAGGCCACACACTTGACACGCTTTACCGTAACGTCATCGGTAACGACATGGGCATGATTTCTATTTTAGGTGAGCGTAACTGCCAGTACAAGAAATCCACCGAAGGCGGGGCCACCCTCATTGTACGCTTTAACCGCAGCGAGAAGAGAATATACTGCGTGGGTGCACCGAACATCAAGGCAGAAGCAAAAATCCGAGGTATGACCATCGGTGGATGGTACGCAGACGAAATTACCACGTATCCTATCGAGGTTGTCAACCAAGCACTTAACCGTATGTCGCTTAAAGGTGCTAGGGCATACTGGACGATGAACCCTGACTCACCGTTCCATATTATCAAAACCAACTACATCGACAAGGCACAAGAAAAAGGATTCAGACACTTCCATTTTACGCTTGATGATAACCTGTCCCTTGATGATGACTACAAGGAGAACCTCAAGAAGTCCTACTCCGGCTTGTGGTTTGAGCGAATGGTCGAAGGCAAGTGGGTGCTTGCAGAAGGCGTTGTTTACTCCATGTTCGACCGTGAAAAGCACGTTGTAAGCGAGGCACCGCAAGGAAGAACATACATTGGCGTTGACTACGGAACATCGAACGCTACGGCATTCGTCAAGGTGGTTCTTGCTGACGGGTGCTTCTACGTCGTTGATGAGTACAAGCACTCGGGCGGTGAAATGGCGCAGAGCAAGACTGATAATGACTACGCCGAAGACCTGCGTGAGTTCATTGGCGGTGATTCGGTGCGATGGGTGTTTGTTGACCCTTCTGCTAAGTCATTCCGCACACAGCTATATAGAGAGCGCAGGGAGTACGAGCCGTTTCGCAAGGTGTATCCTGCCANGAACGATGTTATTGATGGCATACGGGTCGTTTCCTCTTTGTTGGGGTCGGACAAACTGAAGATTCATGAACGTTGCACCGACCTATTACAAGAAATATCAATGTATTCGTGGGACCCGAAGCACCAGCAGAAAGGCGAAGACAAACCGCTAGAGAAAAACGACCACTTGCTTGACGCTTTACGCTACGCAATTTATACGTCTGGTGATTATGACGCTCTATTGAAAGGGGTTAGATAATGGCACAAACAGTTCTTGAACGCTTTAGAGGAAGGGGGGCGCAACAGTTCCCGCCGCAGGAGTGGTTACCGGTTTACGATAAATACAGGCTTTGGGCGGCACTCTATAGCGGAGACCCGAACCGTTTGTCGGATGCCTATTCTTCAATGGTCTACACGCCAACACCGAAAGGCAGTTTTTGGGCCAAGCACATCAAAGACGAACGGCAGACGATGATTCACGTTCCTGTCGCAGGAGACATTGCGACGGTATCTGCTGACCTTNTATTCTCNGAGCCTCCGACCATATCCGTTAGCAAGGAGGAACCGCAGGGGGAGCAGACCAACGACCGACTGCGGGAAATCACAGAACAGAACGACTTCCAGGCGGTGCTGCTTGAAGCGGCAGAAACGGCGGCGGCAATGGGTGGCGTGTTCGTTAAGGTTAACTGGGACCGAGACTTGTACGACTATCCAATATTCTCCATTGCACAGGTGGATAGCGCACTCCCGGTCTTTCAGTGGGGCATGTTGCAGAAGGTTGGCCTTTACAAGATTATCCATGAGGAACTTCGAGACAATGAACTGACCGTTTGGCGACATGGTGAGATACACGAGCGAGGCGTTATCCACAACAAGTTATATGTCGGAACCCGAAACACATTGGGACATGAAGTGAGCCTTGAATCAAACCCTTATACGACGGGCATGGAACCAACGGTCGAGACGGGAATCGATGATATTCTCATCCGTTATATTCCTAACCGCAGACCTAACAAGCTATGGCGAGGGAGCGCACTTGGTCAATCTGACTATGCAGGACTTGAGGGTATGATGGACTCGCTTGACGAAGTCTACACTAGCTGGATTCGGGACCTGCGATTAGCGAAGTCACGCATCATCGTCCCTGAGACCTTCCTTGAGTTCGACGCAGAGGAAAACAGACGATACTTTGACGCAGAGCGCTCTGCATATCAAGGCATGAACATGGGTCCCGCCGGTGATGGACAACAAATCACGATGAACCAGTTCGCGATTCGAGCGGAGGAACACAGGGAGACGGCGTTGAACTTCCTTGACCGCATTATTGCGACGGCAGGGTATTCGCCACAGTCATTCGGCTTGAACATCGAAGGGCGGGCTGATTCAGGAACGGCTTTGCGGGTGCGTGAGCGTAAGTCCCTAAAGACGCAGGGGAAGAAGCAGAGGTACTTCCGCAAACCCATAGAAGACTTACTCCATTTGGTACTTGTGGTCGATAACATGCTACTTGGAAACAGAGGGACGAACTTGAACATTCGACCGAGAGTCTCGTTTGCCGATGGTATTCCTGATGACCCGCACCAGATGGCAGACAGCTTGCAGAAAATTAACCAAGCCGAAGCCATGTCCATACAGACTAAGGTCGAGTGGTTGCATCCTGATTGGGATGAATCACAAGTCGAAGAGGAAGTCAAGCGCATCAAGCAAGAGAAAGGAATGGACGTTCCTGATATTCCCATGGCTCTGCCAGGTGATGAATAATGCCAACAGGACCGGCACTAGGCGAGAACCTAGCGAAGCGAGTTGCGGAGATATACATCAACGCAGAGGTAACCACGTTAACTAAAATTACCGAGCAACTTGGCGAAGGAATGGATGATCCAGATTGGGCGCCGACTAAGCTGGCAGAGATACGTAGACTTAGGCAAGGAGTGAGCGACGATGTTATAAGCTATATTGATGATATGATGCCAGGTGAAGTCAACGCTGTCGTCCGGCAGGCATATGAAAGGGGCGGTGACCAAGCTGTTGCAGACCTTCGTAAGTTGGTTGATGAGGATGACATTCCAGTCACAAGAGGATTCGGAAGGATACATCAACAGAGAATCGAAGCACTTGCAGCGGAGACGGTTGAACGACTTGAGCCAGTTTCCAGTAGAATACTACGGGCATCGGAAGATATTTACCGGTCTGTTATTGCCGAAACAGTTGAGCAAACCGCCGCCGGAGTCATGACCCGAAAAGAGGCTGCACAGTCTGCGTTAAACAAGTTCGCCAACCGAGGCATTACCGGTTTTGTAGATAACGCAGGGCGCCATTGGAATATGGCTTCCTATTGCGAAATGGCTACTCGAACAGGAACAATACAATCTGCCGTTGAGGGCCACAGAAACCGCATGGAAGAGAACGGACGGGACCTTGTGAGGGTATCCAACCACGGTGACGAATGCAACCTGTGCAGACCGCATGAAGGCCGTGTGTATAGTTTGAGCGGTGAGTCGGAACAATATCCACCATTTGACCAAGTTGACGGTCTGTTTCATCCAAACTGCAGGCATACAATCGGGGCTTATATCCCAGGCTTGTCAACGGCGGTGGAACCACAGACCTCACCTAAGGGATACAAGGAGACACAGGAACAAAGGTACATGGAGCGTGGTGTTCGCCAGTGGAAACGTCGAGAAGCGGCCGCACTTGACGATAACGAACGCCGCAAGGCATCTGCTAAACGCAGAGAGTGGCAAGGGCGTTTACGAGAATTCACAGATGCAACTGACCGTAGGCGTGAGTATGACAGGGAACAGATAGGGGAAGCGATTTAACAACCCGTCTTTTTTGGTATTTGCAGACGTTAAAGAACAAAGACGTTCGTGGACCGTGACCACGATAAATAACCGTAAACGAAGGAGTGCTATTGATGGACTTGAAGGAACTGTTAGGAGAAGAGTTGTTCGAACAGGTGCAAGCTAAGGCGCAGGAGTCCGACGTTAAGCTGATGGTTAACGACGGGTCATACATTCCAAGGGAACGCTTGAACGCTAAGAGCGAGGAAATCGACAATTTGAAGTCACAGCTTGACCAACGAGATAAGCAAATCGGTGATTTGAAGAAGTCGGGCGATGCTTCAGAAGAACTCAAGAGCAAGATTTCCGAACTCGAAGAGCAGAACAAGCAGACTCAACAGGAGTTAGAGACCAAGTTACACCAGCAGCGACTTGACGCCGAGGTCGAGAAGGAGTTGCTGAAGAACAACGCCAGAAACCCGAAGGCGGTGAAGGCATTGCTTGAACTCGACAAGGTTGACGTTGGCGACGAAGGTGTTAAGGGCCTATCAGAACAACTCGAAAAACTTCGGGAGTCGGAACCTTATCTTTTCGAAGGTGAGTCCAAGACACCGAAGGGGGGCGACGGAGGATTTGCGGGAGACACTTCTGCACCGCTGACTAGAGAGGCCATTGAGCAGATGAGCAACGAGGAAATCAACAGTCGGTGGGAAGAAGTGCAGAAGGTACTATCAAACAACTAATCGAGGAGTGAAGTAAATGTCACTAGAACGTTTTATTCCAAAGGTATGGAGTGCCAGACTGCTCCAAAACCTACACAAAGCACACGTATTCGCGCAAGTCGCCAATACTGACTATCAAGGTGAGATTTCCGGGTATGGCGACACGGTTAAAATTAACGCAATTGGTCCTGTTACGGTTCGTGACTATAACAAGTACGGCACCTTAGAGCGGGACGAACTGCAAGACGCACAGACCATTTTGACTATTGACCAAGCCAAGTATTTCAACTTCGCCGTGGACGATATTGACGCTGCACAGCAACGTCCGAAAGTCATGGACGAAGCTATGCGTGAAGCTGCTTATGCCTTGGCAGACCAGTCTGACCAGTATATGGCAGGACTTGCAAAAGAAGCAAGCGACATTGTCGACGGTGGCGCAATGCAAGCGGATGATGTTTATGAGGCATTGACTGAAGTAAACCAGCGTCTTGACGAAAACAATGTGCCCCGTGGCGACCGTTGGATGGTTATCCCTCCGTGGTTCGTGGGTAAGCTTGTACTTGCTGAAATCTTTACGCAGGGCGCAATCAATGCACAAGAGACGTTTGAGAATGGTTGGGTAGGACAGGCGATCGGCTTGAATTTCTACGTCTCCAATAATCTCATTGATGATTACGGCAGCCAAGACCATCTAATGCCTGCCGGCACTCGCCGTGCGATGTCCTACGCCGAGCAAATCCTGTCCATGGAACCGTATCGTCCGGAAGACGGTTTCTCTGACGCCATGAAGGGACTCCACGTGTATGGTGGTAAGGTCGTAGACCCGAAATCCATGGTATCGCTGCAAGGCCGTTTTGCATCTGAATAATCAAAACCAAAGGAGTGACGTAAATGTCTGATATTAACCTGACCGACGAGGTCGTACACTTAAAACTAAATGAAGCGCAAGACTTCGAGATTTATGAAGAGACTGCTGAAGACCGTGAGAAGGAATATGAGTTCGAGGCGTTGCATGATGAGTTTATGATTCTTATCAATAACACCGCCACGACAGACGATGTCGGGATTACTGTGAAGGCCGGTGACCACTGGCAATCTGATGTTGAGGAAGTTGCACCTCTTGTTAAGGTTATCGATGAGGGCGAAAGTGCCGTTATCGGACCCTTGGAAAGTGCTAAGTTCCTTAACGAAGACGGTAAGATTGTCTTTGAGGCCCAAATGAATCATGACGAAGATAGCGCCACGGACGATGTTGATGATTTAGAGATTGGCATCATCTTCATGCCTCGCTATGGCGTAGAACGTGACTAACGAGGTGGGAGGCTTCGGCCTCCCTTCTCGAAGGGTGGTGAAACATGGCGTTCTTTTCTGGTGAGTTATGGGAGCAAGTTGGTAGGCTTGCAGTAGATTTTGACAACGCTTTAGTTTCTTCGAATCACTTGTTCTCAATTCGCCCACAGGTTCGGGAGGTGATTGAATGCCTTATGCAACAGCAGAAGAGTTGTCGGAATACCTTGACGTTCCTGTTGAGGATCTCCCGATAGAGGAAG